TTTGAGATTCCTATAGGATGGCAAAGATTTCGTTCAGCAGACTATGGATATGCATCACCATCATGTGTTTTATGGGGAACTGTAGACTTTGATGGTAATATTTATATTTATCGTGAGCTGTATGGAGAAGGTTACACTGGTGAAAGACTTGCCCGTTTAATCTTAGAAATGGAAAGAGCAGACCCGCCTATGGCTATGTCTATTTTAGATACAAGCTGTTGGAATAAAACTGGTCTTGGGCCAAGCATAGCAGAAACTATGATTAGAAATGGTGTTCGTTGGTTACCTGCAGATAGAGATAGAATATCTGGTAAAGTAGAAGTTCACAGAAGATTAGCTATAAGTGAGAAGACAGCAGAACCAAAATTAAAAATATTTGCTACTTGTACAAACTTAATTCGTACTTTAGCTAGTATACCAACATCAAAAACAAATCCAGAAGATGTTGATACAAAAGCTGATGACCACGCTTATGATGCATTACGATATATGATTATGACTAGACAATCTAATCAACCAACACTAAACAAAGCTCTAAACAGAATAAAAGAAAGAGTTTCATACGAACCAGTAGACACAACCTTTGGATATTAATGACAGACGAAGAATTTAGAAAATTATTTAATAAAGCTTATAAAGACTTAGTTAGCACTTTTAATCAATCAACACTGAGAAGAACAACTACGTCACAAGCGGCAAAGAATATTTTATTAGGTTTAGAAACTAGAATTGATAAGTATAAAAGTAATCCTAAATTAGAAGCTAAACAACTAACTCAATTAAATAATATGATTGAGGAACTAAAAACTAGTTACATAAATAAAGTAAATAAAAAAAGCGGACTAATAGATAGAGAAAAAAATAAAGCTTTTAAATTAAAATTAAAAGAAGATATAGCTAAAGCAAACATAGAAAAATCTATATCACCTAATTTAAAGCAACTAACTTCATCAGCGACAATGGCAGGTAGTATAGCAGAAAGTTTAGGTGGATTTACTAAAGCTAAAAAAACAGGAACAGCAGTTGGTCTTAATAGACCAGATAAGATTAATTTTAATTTAAAAGGATTTGCGTTAATTAGAGATATTGCATACAACTCTCTTGTTCATGGGTATTTAGATACTGATATCGACAAAGGAGTAGCAGATAAAAAAATAACTCAAGCAGAAGCAAACAATATAAAATCATTTTTTAACAAAGAGAATATAAAATCACAAGTAGCACAAATAGGAACTGTTGAAAAAAAAGCTCAGTTTGATAAGCCACAGTTTCAAAGAGCATTTAATTCTTTTTTACAAAATCAATATAATGAAATATTTACTAAAATGGAGAAAGATATAACTCCAAAAAAAGAAGGTGCTAGCAGTAGAATGACTAAACCTTCTGATAAAAAATTTAGAGCGGCAACAAGTGGTGCGGCAGTCACAGGAGGTGGCGGCCCTAAATCTGCTATGCAACAAGCTTTAGGTATGTATGACCCCTTTAGTAATCCGGGGCCAATGTTAAAAGCAGGCGGTAAAGTTAAAAGAACTAAACCAAAAGCAAAACCTTATGCTATGGGAGGTAAAGTCTATAGCAACTCAGTGCGAAAGCCAAATTATTAATAGGAGATAGATATGCCGGGTAACAATTATAACTTCGGAGCGGACTATATTATGAAACAAAGTGAGCAAAGAGTAGACACTCCAGATGCTCCTTTAACTCGTATGCCTTTAGAATTTTCAACAGAAATAAAAGAAGGCGATGAAAATCCAATAATTCAACCGTTTCCAAAAGGTAAATCAAAATCAGCTAAACTAGATACGTCTATTTTAAACTCAGATAAAGATAAAGATTATTAAAAACAAGGATAGATTATGGCAGAAGAAGAGCAAGGTATAGACCAAGCTTCAACTGTTCCTGCAGAAGAATTGCCCGGAGTAATAGGGTATATTGCTTCTAAGTACAACGAGTCTAAAGCTTCTCGTCAAACGCATGAACAACGATGGTTGCGTGCGTACAAGAACTATAGAGGAGTTTACGATAGTACAACTCAGTTTAGAGATAACGAAAAAAGTAAAGTTTTTATAAAGATTACTAAAACAAAAACACTAGCGGCCTATGGTCAGATAGTTGATGTTTTATTTGCTAATAAAAAGTTTCCAATAACAGTTGAGCCAACACCTGTACCAGAGGGTATAGCAGAATTTATGCATCAACCTGTTCCGGGAGAAGAACAACTTACATCACCAATAGGTTTTAATGGTGATGGTAGAGTATTAGAACCCGGTGCACTTGAGGCTACTGCTCCTATGGATAGGTTAGGTGGGTTAAGTGAAAACTATGAAGGTGCTACACTTTTAGAAGGTGCAGGTAGATTACCAAATCAACCTCAAATATCACCTGCTAAAGAAACAGCACTTAAATTAGAAAAGCTTATCCATGACCAGTTATTAGACAATAATGCAGTAAATACTTTACGACATGCTATCTTTGAATCTGTTTTATTAGGAACTGGTATTGTAAAAGGCCCATTGAATTACAATAAAACTGTACATCAATGGACAAAAGATAAAGTTTACATGCCTTATGAAAAGCAAGTACCAAAAATAGAAGCAGTATCTTGTTGGGATTTTTTCCCAGACCCTGCCGCTACAAGTCTATCAGATTCAGATTATGTAATACAGCGACATAAGTTTACTCGTTCACAAATGCGTGACTTAAAAAATATGCCGTTCTTTGATGAAGAAGCTATTGAAGATTGTATATCAATGGGTGGTAATTACACAACTGAGTATTATGAAGATATTATTCAAACTTATGATAAACAATCATATGGTGAAGGTTATACATCAGATAGATATGAAGTACTAGAATACTGGGGTATAATGGATAGAGCGTTCCTAGAAGAAATAGGAACTGATATACCAGAAGATTTAAGTCACTTAGATGAATTACAAGTTAATGTTTGGGTAGGTAATGCTAACGTTCTTCGTGTAGCTATTAATCCATTTACACCACAAAGAATACCTTATCAAGCTTTACCATATGAAATAAATCCATATCAAATGTTTGGCGTGGGTGTTCCAGAAAATATGGAAGATGCACAGCTACTTATGAATGGTCATGTAAGAATGGCTATAGATAACTTAGCATTAGCAGGTAACTTAGTATTTGATGTTGATGAAGCATCACTAGTTCCGGGTCAGAACATGGATATCTTTCCGGGAAAAATCTTTAGACGACAATCTGGTGTCACAGGAACCGCAATAAATGGATTGAAATTTCCTAATACTGCACCAGAAAATCTACAGATGTATATGCAAGCACGACAGCTTGCTGATGAAGAAACAGGTATACCTTCTGTTATGCATGGACAAACAGGTGTATCTGGAACAGGAAGAACAGCGTCTGGCCTATCAATGTTAATGGGCGGAGCTAATCTTTCTATAAAAACAGTAATGAAAAATATAGATGATTATCTATTGAAACCACTTGGTGAAGCAATGTTTCAATGGAACATGCAATTTAATACCAACAATCCAGAGATTGTAGGAGACTTAGAAATAAAACCTAGAGGAGTGGCTAGTGTAATGCAAAAAGAAGTTAGGTCACAAAGATTAACTTCATTATTACAAACAGTTGCTAACCCAATGTTAGCACCATTTATTAAAATTCCTAACCTAATAAGAGAGTTAGCTATAGCACAAGATATAGACCCAGAGACTTTAGTAAATGATATTAACGATGCGGCAATCTTTGCCGAAATGTTGAAAGGTTTAAATGCAGGACAACAACAAGAAAACACTGGAGAAGCTCAAGGGCCTAGTCAACAGCAACCAATGGGAACCCCTCAAGGAACACCTCCAAATGGAAATGGACAAGACCCATCGGGCGTTGGTAATGGCACAATCGGAACAGGAAATGTTCCGCAACCAGGGGAAAGCAATTTTACTGGGCCAACTACTTAGGCTCAGAGATGATGTTAACGCAGTAGAAAAATAAAGGGAGATATGTCAGTAGAAAATACAGCACAAACACAAAATTTTACATTTATGGATTTATATAATACTGGTAATAGAACTGGTAACGTAGATGTAGAAGCATTAGCAACTGATGAACAAAAAGATGAACAAGGGATTATAAAATCAGATTTAGTTTCAGTTCCTACAGGAAGTGCTGTTGCAGATTTAAGTGCTGAAGCACAAATGAATAAACTCTTAAAAAGAGATGCAAGCACTGGTGAGCTGTACATAGATGACTTTGGTATGGCGGCGGAAATATATCAAAATCAAACTGCTATGCTTTCTAATCTTAGAGATTATGATACTAACAAAGGTCTTTCATCATCTAGTGGTAAACAATTTTTTTCTAATAATAATAATGACCCCCAAAGTTTTTTTGCAAAAAATGTAGGGTCAGTATCTACAGGTGCTATAAATTTAGCAGATATTTACAGTAAACCCGGTGGTGGAGGCCCTATGGGTGCTTTTGTTACTGGTATGGTAGGTGCTATTTTGGGTGGTGGTTTTCCACTAGGAACGGCGGCATCATGGATGGCTTACGGATTTGCACAAGAAAAAGATAAAAATAATTTTTTAAAAGAATTAAATGGCGGAATAAAAAATTTTTTAAGCACACAAAAAATGGTTATGGGTGATGATTCAGAAGTTAGTTACAACTACGGCCCACAAAGAAAGTATACATCATCTCAGTACATGAATCATATTTTATACAATAGTAACAACCCGGGATATGCATTAAAAAAATATGCTAACTATGGTAGCACTCCAACAAACGCACTAGCTAATTTTATGAATGATGGTGTAGATAATGGAGTATTTAGTTTTGATAGTATTTTAAAAATGGGTTCTATGCGTCATGAGTTTAAAGGTGGCAGTGATGATTATATGAAAGCACTTGCCGCAGAAAAAGCGTTAAAAGATAAAGGGTGGACTGGTAAAGGTAGATTATGGACTGACCCAGATGGTAATCAGTACTTAGATGGCAACTTATTTAAAACAGGAGTAACTACAACTTCACCAGAACCTGCTGTAACAAATCAGTTTAAAACTAAAGATAGTGACCCAGTTCAAACAACAAGTGGTAGTGATGATAATCAAACTAATAATCAACCGGGCACTGTTGTTATAGGAGGAGGTGCTGATGCATCTCAATCTAACTTTCCTACTTCATCTGTTAGTTCTGCTCCTTGTGCAATG